CTCAATAGTGCAAGAACTGCAGATGATGAAAAAGAAGCTAAAAAACAATTTGAAAATAATAAAAAGTTCAGTATAGCTCAAGCGTTAATATCTACGGGTCTGGCTGTAAACGCAGCCTTAACCGCAGGTGGTAACCCTATTAAACTAGCCACAGGGCAGCAATTTGTAGAAGCAGGTATTGCGTTGGTTACAGGTTTGGCTCAGGTTGCTAAGATTAGGGCTACTCAATTTCAGGGTGGTGGTGCAGGTGGTTCTGATAGTATAGAACAACCTACGTTTAACCCTCAAGCCGCAATAGATACACGAAATCAAGAGTTAGCGGGTTTACAGAACGCAGGTGAAGAAGTAAGTTTAGCTGATACACAACAACAACCGCTAAGAGCTTATGTTGTAAGTACTGAAGTAGAAAGCTCACTAGCAGCTAATGAACGAATAGAACAATTAAGTAGATTATGAGTGAAAAAATAGATAGAATAGTAGAATTAGATATTGACGACGACTTCTTGGAAGAAGAGTTGGAAGATACTGGCGTGGAAATAGTTAGTATTGTAGACCGACCCGCGATACAGGTAGACTTTCAGTATTTCGCAGATGAAGAGTTCATAGACCCACGTTCTGATGAAAGTGAAGATGACTTTATCGGTAGATGTATGGGCGATAGTAAAATGGTTAGTGAATACCCCGATGAGAAACAGAGGTTAGCTGTCTGTTATTCGTATTTTGAGGGGTCTACAAACTACGAACTAGAAAGTTATGACGACTACCCTAAGGCAGCTAGAGAAAACGCCTGTAGAGCTATTATATGGACTGATGAGAACGGGTGGGGTTCCTGTGGAGAAGCAACAGGTAAACGTAGGGCTTCTCAATTATGTATGGGACAAAAAATCAGTAGAGAAACTATTGCACGTATGGCTTCATTTAAGAGACACCAGCAACATAAAGACGTTCCTTATGAAGAAGGGTGTGGAGGTCTTATGTGGGACGCGTGGGGAGGTGATGAAGGTATTGCGTGGGCTCAAAGAAAGTTAGAACAGATAGATAAAGAAAAGATGTGTGATAGGCACGTTATGAGTGACGAAGCAAAGACTGAAATACTCAAGTTTTGTGAAGATGATAAGAACGGGGCGTATATTAATGTAGATGATGTATTTTTGGATTTTACAAAAACTGAGTTTGGTGTTGGTGACGTGTTAAAAAGTATTAGTGGATTAGATATCTTAAAAAGATTAGTGGTTAAGAAAGACGAACCCGCTGAGACGTATTGGCGATACTCAGGACCTAGCGCACAACGTGACTTCTGTAGGGCGATGATGAACCTTACAAATAGGGGTAAAATCTTTACTACCGATGAGGTTAGAAAGATGAGTGGATTAAATAGTCAGTTTGCAGAAAAAGGTAAAAGTTCTTACTCAATACTAGAGTTCTCAGGGGGAGTAAATTGCGTACACTACTGGCAAAAACTATACGTCTTCAAAGGTAATACAGGTAATAAGGTAGTTATCGCAACTAATGAAGCTGTGAATAGTGAAGAAAGTAACGCATTAAAGTCACAGAACGCAAATAAACCAGGCCCCTTAGGTAGTATACCTAATAACGCACGTATTAACTTCAGTATTGATGAAGAAAAACGTGTTGTTCTAGGGCCATTAATGATACCTAATAAGTTTATCTTAAGACGTGACGAGAACGGAGAACCATATTACATATACTTCAGTAGAAAGACCATTAGAAAGATGGCTGAGAAGTTTTTTAAGATGAATAACCACAACAATACCGATATTAACCACGACGAAAATGTTGTAACGGAAAATACGTTGGTGGAAAGTTGGATTAGTGAAAGTATGCAATATGATAAATCTAATAAATACGGGTATATGTTACCCCCTGGAACGTGGTTTGTAAGTTATAAGATTAATGATGATGAGACGTGGGGTAAAATTAAATCAGGTGAACTCAAGGGTTTTAGTTTGGCTGGAGGTTTTATTAGTAAGATGAAGGTAGTAAACCCAGAACAAACATTAAACGAAATAAAAAATATCTTAAAAAATGTTAAAGATGATTAAAAGTATTATTAACGATAAAGTTATATTACTCAATACGGGGGCTTTAACCATCAGTTTTACTGAAGTAGAAGCTATACTAAAAATTATACTACTAGGTGCATCTATTATATACACCTTATACCGAATTATAGGGGAATATAGGAAGCAAAATCAAGAAAAGGGTTAAATATATAGATATTATATTTTTTAATAAATAAACAAATAAAATCAATTAATATGACGGCACAAGAAGCTTTAGGAAAAATTAGAGTTATGTTAGGATTAAACGAAGTGGAAGTAAGTGAAACAAACACTACTACGGACGCTTCTGTGGAAACTACAGAAACTACTAATATTAAATTAGCTAGCGCCACATTAGTAGATGGCACTATTGTAAAAACTGAAGGTGATTTTGAAGTAGGTAAGCAACTTATGGTAGAAACCGCTGAGGGCGATATACCCGCACCTGAAGGGTCGCATGAGACCACAGACGGACTTATTGTCTCAGTAGACGCAGATGGTGTTATTACTAGTATTGATGAAGTAGTTGTAGAAGAAGAAGAAACAGAACAGAACTTTAGCGACGACTTTATCGGTGAGTTAGTTAACGTGTTAAAACCATCATTAGATAAAATTAATGAACTATCTAATGATATTAAAACTTTAAAAGGGGAGTTCATGGAGTTCAAGGACGAACCAGGAAGCGCTAAGGTATACAATAATTTAAATGATTATACCAAGCGTGAAAGTGATTTGATGAGTGGTCGCATGGCTAAACTCGTTGAGTTAAGAAAAAATAAATCAATTTAATAAAAACAAAAAAAATGGCGTTTGATATTTCAACTATTAATTCTTACGTAGATGAGAACTCATTTGAACTCATCAGTAAGGCGGTATTGGAGACACCTTTAGCAGACTACTTTAATGTTAGAGTAGGTTTAAAAGCTGGTTCTAATAAGATACCGATTATGAACGGGGACTTCTTCGTTCAAGACGGAGGTTCGTGTGGTTATACGACTTCAGGTGATACTACCATAACTCAAGTGGACTTAAACCTTAAGGCAGCTAAGGTAAATCAGTCATATTGCCCTGAGACCCTCAGAACTACTTTCTTAAGTCAGTCTTTAGCAGCGGGTCAGTTCGCAGGTAACGAAAGTATACCTGTGGAGCAATTGATGGCTGAGTATTTCGTTAAGAAGTTAAATAACTTTAATGAGAACTTCTTAGTTAATGGTGATGGTTCTTATAGTGGTTTAACTCAGATTATTACTGAAGCTAACGGAGCTACTAAGTATACAGGTGATACGGCAACATGGGTATTGAGTAGTGCAGTTGCTACCGCACAGAACATGTATGCTAACCTTAGCGATACTGCAGCTATGATGGACGACCTCATCTTAATTTGTTCTCCACAACAATATAGACTTCTTCAGTTGGCTATTACTCAAGAGAACTACTACCATATCGCACCAGGTGGTGATATCTTTATACCAGGAACTAATGTAAGAGTGGTTGCATCTTTAGGGTGCACGAACGCACAGAAGTTCTTAGGTTCTACTTCTACGTTGTTCTTAGGAACTGACCTTTCATCTGATTACGAGCAATTTAAGTTGTTCTACTCAGAAGATAACGACGAAATGAGAAGTATAATGAAGTGGGCTATCGGAGTAGCGGTCTCACAACCTGAGCTATGGGTCTATATGGCATAATAAACTAGTAAAAAAACAATAATAAAATGGCGTGTAATTTAGCATCATCTATTTCGTTAGACTGCAGAAGTAACCTTGGCGGCGTGGCAAGCGTCTACATCGGTTCTACTACAGGATACGATATAACACTCTTAGGAGAGGCTGACGGGTCTATAACAGGTTTTACATTTGGTTCTGGCGCTACATCAGTAGACGCAGTTGCGGATTTAACTATCGCACCTATGTATGAATTTCAACAACCTAGACAAGCGGCTAACCTTACGGAGACAGGAACGTTTGATGAAGCAAATGGAGTTGCCTTTTATGAGACTAGTTTAACTATTGTCGTAAATAAACTTCAAGCTTCGCACCTTGACGCACTTAATATCTTAGGGCAAAATACTAAGTTGGCTGTGGTCGTCAAAGATAATAATGGTTCTTACTTTTTGGTAGGAAATGAGACGGGAGCAATTGTAAGTGCATCAACTAGTGATACAGGAACCGCATTTGGTGATAGAAATGGTATTACTATTACATTTACAGGTTACTCAACATCTCCACTTTTAGAATTGGCTTTTGCAGCTTAATCTAAAGGTTCTATATACAGAGAAAGGGGGGTTTAATACCCCCCTTTTTTATATTTATAAGTATGATAGTAGATTTAAGAAATGACGCAAATAAGGTGTATTTTAATGGTATTTTACCATCTTACCCTACATATTTGATGCGTTTGGTTGCTATTTACAGCAATAAAGAAATACTCAACGACACGTTTGGTAGTATTACATTAACAAATAAATACGAAAGTGAGGACTGGTTTAGTTTTAACTATCTAACTGATATTTCATCTTTACAACGTGTAGAACTTAATGAATATTATACCTGTAAATTAATAGGTTTAGACAGGGGTGTAGAAACACTTATACAGGAGAACTTATGTAAAGTATTAAATAACTTCAATACTGATGATAGTAATACAAACTATATTAGTGATAACGAAGATAACGAACAATATATTTATTTTATAAATGATTAAGATATTCAATTTTGAAGCTTTAGATTTGCCCGTTTTTAATGAGGTAAGAGGTAAAGACTGGGTAAGTTTTGGTAAAGACAATTTATACCCCGATAAGATTATAGAACTTTTTAACACTTCCGCTATGAACGGAACTGCAATAAACTCAATTACAGACGCTGTAAAGGGTGAAGGTATAGCCGAGTATGGTGAGAC